CTGGAGGACAAGTTGGCCAACATCAACGCCCTCGCAGAAACCGAGGAGCGCGCGTTGACTTCTGAGGAATTGGAAGAGACGCAAGACATCCACAACAAGCTCGAAGCAGCTGAACAGCAGCGCGACGGCTTGGCAAAAAACGAACAGCGCCTCAAGGCTCGTGCCGTTGCACAAGATGCCGTTGTACGAAGCGACAAGGAGGCAATCAAGGCTAACGCCAAGTTCGATTTTGGTAAGGCTTTGCGCGAAGCTGCACACGGTGGTGTGACTGGCTTGGAAAAAGAAGTAATGCAGGAAGCACGATCAGAGGCAAGCGCCTTGGGTCTTGGCTTGCGCGGTGACTTCAGCATCCCACAGTCAATGCTCATTGAAGCTCGTAACGTATACGGCACCGATGCAACTTTGGGTGACGTTGACACAGGCGTTGCAACTGTAGCCACTGAGGTAACTGCATTGGTTGGCGCTTTGCGTTCCAACTCAATCTTGGCAGCTACTGGCGCTACTCAGCTCAACGGCTTTGTCGGTGACATCAAGATGCCATCACTTCCAACTGACGCGGCTAAGGAGCCAGCAGAAGGTGCAGCTGTTACATCTAACAGCGGCGCGATGGGTTCACAAACCTTGTCACCATCACGCATTGCACAGCAGATGATCGTAACCAAGGAAGCAATCAACCAAACCAACGGCAACATGGCGTCTGTCATTGCTGCTGACTTTGGCCGAGCTATCGCAGTCGTTCAAGACAAGATTGCTTTGAATAGCATTCACGGTACAGGTGGCTCTACCGCTTTGGCTGGTAAGACAGGTACAGTTGTGTTGGGTACTGAGACAGGTACGAATGACTTGGCTGCAACTACTGCTGCTGACATCCGCGACTTGTGGGCAGAAATCACTGCAAACGGTGCAGAGAACAACACACAGTTCGTTGCTCACCCATCTGATTACGCTTTCTTGATGGGTCTTGCTAACGTGTCAAGCGTAAGCTCTTTGGTTGAGAACGGTCAAATTTTTGGCTACAACGTATTGTCAAGCGGTTCTGTTCCTTCTATTGACGCTGGTGCTCTCTACGCATCTGAGTTGATTGAAGGTGGTGCAGCTGACGTTGCACTGGGTGCAGCTACTGGTTGGGACGCTTTGCGATTCGTTTACTACGGAGATTGGACGGATATGTTCTACGCTAACTGGGGCGGATTGGACGTGACGTTGGACATCTTCAGCGGAATCTCTGAAGGCACAGTTAAGATTGTAGTCGATACTTTCTTTGACGCTAAAGTCCGACGTGCAGGCAGCTTAGGTGCATTGCCATTTGCTGCTGCAAACATCTTGGGCGCTGACTCGTAAGAGTAGATTGATTGAATGAGAAAGGGCCTCGCAACCATGCGGGGCCTTTTTTTTATCTTGCACCCATGTACTACACTTTAGAGATTACTGGCGCAGCTGCCGAGTCCAGCATCGTCAGCACCGCCGACCTCAAGACATTCCTGCGCGTAGACCACAGCGACGAGGACGCGCTGATCGAGGCGCTACGCAGCGCGGCCATTGAGTACGTGCAGAATTACTGCAACGTGCAGCTGGGCGACGTTACGGCGGTCATGTATCTTGACGAGTTTCGTGGTACGTGGGAAATCCCTGTTGGACCTGTGAGGAGCATCACAAGCATCGTCTACAACAACACGCCGAGCACGACGCTTACCTTGGCGACGTCGCAATACTACACCGACCTCAAGCGCAAGCCCGCACGCATCACGACCATATCGCCACCGACGGTGCACCCAGATACCAGCAACGGCGTGCAGGTGACGATGGAGTTGGGGTACCTTGAGGCTGAAGTGCCAGACGGTTTGATTCACGCCATCAAGTTGCTGGTGGCGCACTTCTATGAGAATCGCAACATAGTTGTAGTAGGTACCAGCACAGCAGAAGTGCCCAACCTGATCCACAGCTTGCTCAATCCTTACCGCGTAATTTCTGACCGATGAGGATAGGCAAGAGCGACCGACGCATAACGGTAGAACGATACACCACGAGCACAAACGCATATGGCGAGCGCGTGCAGACGTGGAGCACCTTGCTGACCGTATGGGCCGAGCTGATGAAAGCGGGCGAAGGAATGACCGAGCGCATCAGCACCAACCAAGACATGCCGATTCAGCGCGTGCGCTTTAAGATTCGCAGCAGCAGCGACAGCCGAGGCATCAAGGCTGACGACCGCGTGCTGTACAATTCCAAGTATTACAACATTCAAGGCATAGAGGAGGTTGGCCGACAGGACCAGCTTGTGCTGCTTTGTCAAATTACTGGCACCTGATGGCACGCGGCAGTTTAGAAATGAAAGGCGCAGGTACTGGCTTTGAAGGTATCGGCGTAGACATCAAGCCGCTTATGAAGCAGCTGGAGCACATGCGCAAGCAAATAGCTGACAAAAACGTGCAACGACGTATCCACCGCGCTGTGGGTAAGGTGTACAAGGACGAGATGCAAACAAACATCAAAGACGCGCGTGAAGTTATTCGCATCCGTCGAGGCAAGCAAAAGCCGCTTGATATTCCGATTGGTACGCTCAACCGTTCGGTGCGTGTCTGGTTGATTGACAAGCAGGCCAATACTTACTGGGTGGGTCCAAGAGTAGGACGCCGCATGCCGCTTGACGAAGACGGCTGGTTTGCTAATATTGTAGAAGGCGGTGACGGCAAGTTTGGTGAAGGCAGAAACAAGGGTGTCTTTGAACGCTCCATACGTAACAAGCGCACGGAGGCGCTTAACCTTATGAGCAAGCGATACAAGAAAGCGATTGACCGCGCAGCAAAAGCAAAGAAGAAATGAACGCAGGAAGAGCAGTATATGGAATTTTGAGCGCCAACTCTGGCGTCACTGACATTGTAGGTACACGCATCTTTCCAGAGATTGCAGAGCAGGAAGCGGTCACGCCTTTTGTTATTTACCAGCTGCAGAGCGTAGCGCCAGAGGATACCCACGACGGACCGTCTAAGCTCGACGAAGTACGGTTTGAGTTTCTGTGCTATGCCGACAGCTACAACGAAGCAGCTGACTTAGGTGTGGCAGTCCGTGGTGCACTGGATCGCGTGAGCGGAACATACAACGGCGTAAACGTGGAGAGCGTTCAGTTTAATGACGTCGACGTTGAGATTGAATACGACCCACGCCGCTACAGTCAGGTGCTGAAGTTTACCTTTCGCATTAAGCGCGACGACATTGAGATTGCGTTAGGCACACCAGTGACGGGTGCCGAGCTTGGCGACCTTAGCGACGTAGATGTGAGCGGCGTCACAAACGGTCAGCTGATTGCATACAACAGCAGCACGGGAAACTGGGAAGCGGCAGACGACGCGGGCGGCGCTTCGACGCTGGACGAATTGGATGATGTAGAAGTTGACAACCCGTCTGTAGGTCAAAGCATAATGTGGGACAGTGGTTCGGGGGGTCGCTGGGTAAAGGACAGCCGCACAACTATTCTCTATGAAGAGTTTAAACAAGGCTTAGAAACAACGGTCAAAAACGGCGCAGGCACGGATAGCGAGTTAAAACTAGAACAAACAAAGGCAACCGTACAGACAGGCAAAACCAAGGTCGTGCTCACCGAAACGTCACCTGGTGATATTGAGTTTGTTGTAGCGACTGACGCGGATGGTGACACAGCATTTACTGCGCTGCATTTGGATGGTTCGAGTAAGGCCAATGAAGCTGATTTACTTGTAAAGTTTGGGACCTACTTCAAATTCGAGGCGGGCAATTTTACTCAATGGGTACGCCCCAGCTCAGGCGCTACGCAAGACACGACAATCATATTACCAAGTACAAGCGGCGTTCTTGGTCTAGCGGAAGACATACCCACCAGCGTTACTAATTTGGACGATGTAACGAGCGCGGGCAGCGGTGCGATTATTACCGACGCAGAACGCACCAACCTAACAACCAACACCGCAAAGGTTGGGCTAATTGCAGGAGGTACGACGGGGCAAGCCCTCGTAAAAAGCACGGGGACGGATTACGACGTAGAGTGGGCGGATATTGCCGTTGATGTTCAATACCACGATCGCTATGCAAGCGAAGCGGAAACGCTGCTGGACGGTGCGACTGAAACGGTGGAGTTGTACTATACGGCACAGGCTGACGGCGACGGTTTGCACGAAGAAGCGCAAAGCGACACGCCAAGCGCGGGCAATGTGATTCGGCGCAAGTTGTGGTACGCTGAGAAGGCGCAGGCCGATCCAGACACGTCAGGCGACTGGACGCAGTTCGCAGATATTGCCGACGATACGACATATGCAAACGCGAAAGCGGCTTTGCTTGCTTACCTGAAGGAACGCACGGGCGGCACTGTACCGATTAGCCTGAAGATGACGTGGGAGGAAGTAGCGGAAGCGACGTTATTACTTGACACATACACAGGCGCGGCGGCGGCTTACTCGCTGCGTAAATTGAGGACAGCGTACACGGGCGACGCAATTAACGTTTGGAACGGCACGAGTTACGCAGACATCGGGTTTGACGGAAGCGGTGAACTTGACACGACGGCCTTGGCTGCCCACTGTGGGTCAAACGATGGGTTCATTCGTTACTGGTACGACCAATCGGGAAACAGCAACGACGCGGCGCAAACGACGACGGCGAATATGCCGAAGATTTACGACGGGACGACGGGCGTGGTGACGGAGAACGGGAAGCCATCACTTGAATTAAATGCAGATAGCCTAACAATTTCTTCAGTGAATTTAAACACTCTTTTTGCCGTTGCCTCAAGAGGTACGCAAGAAACCCTAAATTATTTAACTTGGGACAACAATACAACGGGCTTATTTTACGGAGGCTCATTTGGAGGCGTCAGCGGAATAGGATTTTATGACGGCTCTTTATATTCCCTCACTGGACAGGATTCGAATACTCACTTAGCTTATTTTAGATTAAACGGCCTTAATTATGATGTAGCAAAAGACGGAAATAGCGTAACAACTTTTCAAAGTGGTAACGGCGTTATGTCAGCGTCTTCAATTGGGCGAGCGTTATCTACGCTACAAACACATTTGATTCAAGAATTTATAGTTTACACTTCCGACCAATCCAGCAACCGCACGAACATCGAGGACAACATAAACACGTTTTACAACATCTACTGATGAACGGATATATCATCGTACTTCCAACCGCCACGCAGACAAGCGAAGCACGGGCAAAGCAAATCACGCGAGAACTCTACAACATCTCGCGTCCCGTTCTCATTCAGGCAGAAGGCGAAAAGGCTTCAACCGTCTTTGGAATCGTTACGCACCCCGACGGAATCCAGAACGCTTTGCAGGTGGATACCGATTACCTCATCCACGTTCACGAGGCGGCGACGCTCGAGAAGCTGACGGCGTGCTTTCCTGAACTCACCAATGACGAACGGTACCAACTCAGCGCATACGTGCAGACGAATCACCGCTTTCCGTTTGGCCACATCATTCCAAGCACGACAACCGTGCGCGACTACGACTATATGAAAGCAGCGGGCTGGTTTACCGATGAAGATATTTAAGACCGTCGCGCTGTTTGCTTTGGCAATCGCAGCCGTACCGATTGGGTTTGTGTACGGTATCGCGGTCGCCATCGCTCACGTCATCACGTACCCACTGGCACTAAGGCGCGAGCTGTACGAAGCCTTCCGACAACTCAGCAAAATCGTGAGCGTCATGGCGGCGGAAATGCTCAACGCGGTCCTGATCGACAAAAGCGGCATTCCGTTTGGAACGCACACGGTAAGCGCGACGCTGGGCGCCAACTACCGTGAAAGCACATTGCAGCCGCTGGGGGAATGGTTACGCGCTACGCTCGACAGCATTGAAGCAAGGCACTGCACGACGGCGGCAGAACGTGCAGGAATTTAAATTTCACGATATTTGAGCATGGAACAGATAACGGCGGCAATGATATTCGAGTTCATTGCATTGCTGGGTGGAGGCATCGCAGCATGGACCAAGATTAACCAAGATGTTACCGTGCTGAAGTCGCGCATCATTAACCTCGAGAAACGCGAGAACGATATGGCCAAGAAGTTGGACGTGCTGCTGGAGGCTGTCAATGAACTGAAGATTCTTCTGGCCAAGAAAGGCATTTGATGCAGTCAATCATTTTGCCGTAAATTGCAGCCATGAAGGTTACAATCATGAAGGCGTGCAAGCTGCGCGGCAACAACTGGAAGAAGGGCGCCACGCCAAGTGTGACGTCAGAGTTCGCAGCAGAGCTGAAAGAAAAAGGCTACCTTGACGCGCCAAAGAAAAAGACCGACGACGAATCTATAGAATCAGAATAAAATGGCCATTTTTAACGGAACCAACTTAGGCGTGTACATCGGTGGCACGCTCGTAGCAGCCGCCACGGACTGCTCGCTGTCTCTTAACATGGAGACCATCGACATCACTACGAAGGACTCAGCGGGATACCGTGAGCTGCTCGGCGGCTTGCGCTCTGGATCCATCAGCTGCAGCGGTTTGATTGACTACCAAGACGCATCTAACAAAGATGTTACCGACCTCTATGACGCATGGGAAGGTCGCACTGAGTTGACGCTGAAGTTCAGCAGCGAAATCTCTGGGGACGAAAGCTACAGCGCCAGCGGTTTCTTGACCAGCTTGGAGCAGTCAGGCGGCACTGAGGACACAGCTACTTACAGCGCTACCTTCGAACTCACTGGAGAAGTAACTGAGGCAACTATCGTATGATAGAAATCAACGGCAACGAGTACCCTGTGCGCTACTCGATGAAGGCGCTCAAGAAGTTTGAACGCAAGGCGAAGGTCAACGTGTTTAGCTTGTCCGATCCGTCGAAGCTCTCAGCCGATGCCTGCGCTTTCCTTTGCTTTGTAGGCGTAGAGTGCGGTTGCAACTTTGAAGGCGTTGACTTCGATATGGAGCTGCAGGAGTTCGAGGAGCACATTACGCTGGCACACGTCACACAATGCTTTGACGTACTCGGTGAATACAGCGACCAAAAAAAAGCGTAGACAAAAGCGACAAGCCTGTAGGGTGGCCTGACGTTATTCGGATGGGGATGGGTGTGCTGCACCTGTCCCCTTCTGCGTTCTGGGATATGACGTTTGGCGAGTTGAGCCTCGCGCTTGACGCCAACCGTGAGACCGCAGAGATGCAGGAGCGGTTTGAGTGGGAGCGCACCAGATGGCTGGCGACAATCTACATGCAGCCCCATCTACGGAAAGGCCGTAAATTGCGACCAAAGGATATGATGCAATTCCCTTGGGAGCGACCAAAACAAAACGCAAAGAATTTAACCAAGGAGCAACTGCTGGAAGCAATTAAAGAGCGCGACGAATGGCAAAGCTAAATGACCTCATAGTAACGATTGGCGCAACGACGCGCGACTTTGACAAGGCGCTTGGCAAATCCATGTCGAAGCTTAACCGCTTTGGCAGAAACACAAAGCGCATCGGTCGCAACTTGACGCGATCATTGACCATGCCACTGGCTGGCCTCGGTGTTGCTGCAGTCAAGAGCGCTGCAGACCTCGAAGCGCTGGAGACATCGTTTATCTCATTAACAGGCGGGGCAGAGCAGGCTGCTGCTATGATGAAGAACTTGAATGAGTTCACGGCAAAGACGCCCTTTCAAATTGAAGCGGTAGCCAAGTCAGCGCGGCAGTTGATTGCATCAGGCACAGGCATTGAGGACGTCAATACGCAGCTGCAATTCCTTGGCGACATCGCGGCAACTTCTGGGTCAAGCATTGACGAGATAGCCGCCATATTTGCGAAGGTCAATGCCAAGGGCAAGGTGGAGCTGGAGAACCTTAACCAGCTTGCAGAGCGCGGCATTCCAATCTTTACCGCGTTGGCTGACGCTACAGGCTTGCCAGCCGATAAGCTGGGCGCAGGCCGCGTAAGCGTCGAGGAGTTTAACACGGTGCTTAAGAGCTTTGCCGAGGAGGGAGGCTTTGCTGCGGGCGCTATGGAACGCCTGAGTGAAACGGCAGCGGGTAAGTTCAGCACGGCGCTGGACAATTTGAAGCTCGCAGGTGCAGCACTGGCTGCAGATTTGTTGCCAGTCGTTAAGGATTTAATTGACGGTTTTACTGTATTCCTGCAGCGCATACAAGATTTATCACCACAAGCAAAAGAAGCCATCCTAAAAGTTGCGCTTCTACTTGGTACGACTGGGCCAATCTTAACGGTGTTGCCAAATTTCATTGGCGGCATTGGCGCTGCCAAGGACGCCTTCAAGCTGCTGAACTCTACGATGTTGAAGAATCCATTTGCAGCCGTCGCCACAGCTATCAGCTTGGTAACCATTGCATTAATTGGAATGCACAACGCGACAAGCAACGGCAGCAGCAAGGTTGACGACCTGAAGAAAAGCCTAGGCGGTTTAGACCTTGAGGCGCAGGCTATGAAGATTGACGCCGCTATGGTGTCACAGCGTGCATACGTGGCGCAGTTAGAGGCTGAGAAACGTAAGATAATGGAGCTTGCGCCACACAAGCGATCTGCAAACAGTCAAGCTGGGCGTGACCTGAAAAAACTTGAGCAAGCGTTGGAAACTGCAAACATAGATTTGCAGGCCATGATGACGTTGGAAGCAGGCGTTGCTTCAGGTTTGGAGGGGATGGCTGACGATGCGGCAAACGCAGCGGACGCTATTGAGAAAGAGATGAAGCGTGTGAAAACTTCATACATGACAGCCATGGGGCCGTTAATGATTGAAGGTGACATTGATACTGGTGTAACAGCTCGCCTGCAAAA